TTATTTCCCCCTTCTCGATGTAAATCATAACAATATTAAATTACGTTCGGGACTTGTTCAAACAGAAAACCCCCTACTAAGAGGGGGCTAACTATGTTTGGTAAGGAAGATTTACACTAATAAACCAGCAACAATCGCCGCGTCTACTTCGTAAGCCAATTCTGGGTTCTCAGCAACCAAAGTAAGTGAATACTTTGAGCCGTCTGCGCGGGCAGTTCCCGAACCTTCGCCGTAAGCTGTTACTTGCAAGAATGGGAAGTACCAATATTTCCCGTTTGCGTCACCTACGACCGCTGTCAAGTATTGTTGACCAGCGCCAAGAACTTTGATAGCCTTAGACTTCTCTTGGTCGCGTCGGTGAAACATTAGGTTAATAGTTTGCGTAACGTAAGAAGAACCATTTACTAGGTCGATAGTTCCGTCTTCGGTAAAGCTTCCCGTATTGCGTTTAAATTCCATTGCAATAAAAGGCGAAGTGTAGTTAATGTCGGTTACTTCCCAATTCGTACCCGTTGTGTCTTCAACAATTCCTGTAATGTTGTCTTGTTGGTTAATCAATAGGGTATAGATGCCCCCGCTATTGTTGTCGCATCCTTTTTCTATTTCTAAAAGTGTACTACATGCCATAATTTCTAAATTTTTTTGGTTATAAAAAAGGGCGGCGTTTTATGGCCGCCCCGTATGTTTTAATTGTGGTTAATATTAAGCCGCGAAACAAACGTTGTAAACTACAATTTGGTCTGGGTTCGTGTAGTGGAAACCAGCTTTCAAGTTCGCACGTGTACGAATGTAAGGCTCAGCAACTGAGTCGCTAAGGTTAACAGCTTTCAAAGCTTTAGAGTCACCTTCAGCATCAAATGCGTAAATAAGTTCTGTCTTAAGCGCAAGAACCATAGTGTTAACAGGCATGCCTTCAGCAAGAACTATTTTGATACCTAAGAACGTCGGCGCAAGTGGTGCTGTTACATAAGTTTGCGTGTTACCGCTAGCCGCAGCAATTTGATAGTTTACGAAAACGTCGCTAGATACGAACAAGCGAAGGTCTGCACGCTTAGACTGAACCGCTGCAGGTGAAGCTTGTAGAACGCTAGTCATGCGAGCCAATACGTTAGCGCTAGTAATAGCGTCAGTATAAAGACCTACGACCGCTGCGTCAGCACACAATTTTTTGAGGTAGCCGTCACACAAAGAAAGAACAGGGTCTAAGCTTGTGGTGTCACCTTGCCAACGGATAAGCTCGATGTCGTTACCGATACGTGCAGCCATTTCACCCCAATAATAAGACATGAAAGAAGGCACGCTAAAATCGCCGTTTGAACCTTGCGACATTTGCAAAGCCAAGAAAGATTGCTCGAGGTCGAACTGACAAATTTGTGACATTGCTGAAAGCGCACATACGTCGATGTCGATAGCGTCGAGGTTGTCAGTAGGGGCAGTAAAGTTACAAGTCGATGCAGCCAAAAGGTTGCCGAAAGTAACGTTAGCCAATTTAGTAGCTGACTTAATGCCAGGAAGCGTGCGGTAATTGTCCGCGATGTCTTCGGTTAAATAAGCTTTGCTGTAAAACTCATCTGGGTTAGGACATAACAACGCGTTTGTTTCTACGTCCAAGTCAAATTTTAGATTTCTCATTTTTTTGTTTGGTTTTTATTTTGTTTTTACTTGTTTACTTGTTTGAGGCACGGAACATTTTAAACTTGTCAAATGCCGACATTTTTGTGTCCTTAGCCATTTCAATTTCTTCGTCTTCTTTAATTACGCCGAGTTCTTCGATTTGGTTTTTAAGGTCTGCAATCATTCCGATTAAAGCTTTTTCGCGTTCTTCGATTAATGGCATTACAATAGCCATGATAGCTTCGGAATCTGCGGCAGGATCCACAGCCATTTCTGCGGCTACTTCTTCTTCTACTACTTCTTCTTCGGTTACGCTTGTGTCTTCTAAAGCTACTTCTTCGGTAACTTCTTCTGTTACTTCTGCCATAGCTTCTTCGACTACTACGTCTCTAATTTCGGTTACTTCTCCGTCTTTTACTACGTAGATTTTTCCGTCGATTGTGTGTTCTCCGTCTGGGAAATTCATGTTATTTTGTTTTAAGTGTTTACTTAATTTCATTCCCAAAAAGCCTTCAATACTAAAACCAATTTGTTCGTCTTCTACTAGCTTATTGTAATAGTCGACGTCGGTAATTTGTGCCGTTAGCATAAGCGTTCCTTTTGGAACTTCGATGCCGTAGGTTGTAAGTGCTTTGTCTTGGGTTGGGTTTTCGACAATCCACGCTTCAAGAATGTAAGCGGGAACTTCTTTACTTTGGTCATGCTCTAGGTTAAAGACGTTTCTATTAGAAAGGTCTTTCATGAACTTGACGTAAATTTGTTCTATGGTTTGTTCGTCGAATTGTACGTAGTATTCCCCGTCGTCGTCGCGTCTGTAAATTTCCATAGGAATCATTGCGGGCGCAGTAACGCGGTACTTTAAACTATCGGAAAAGAAACGCTTTGCAACGTTTTCGAAAGCTAGCCCGCGAACTTTTATAGCGGGGTTTGAAGTAAAGGCAATTTGTTCAATGCCTAGGTCTTCGCCTTCGCTGTATTCGGGGTCGATAGTTATTTTGTAAATTGGTAAGTCGTTAACCATAACCATATTAAAAAACCCTTATATTTGTTCAAAAAAACTATGGTAACAATTTGTAATAAGGACATTCCGAACGAGTTAAACGAACTCACTATTCAACAATTCGAAGACATTACGGCTATTCACTCAAACGACAAGCTAGACCACATCGAAAAACACCTTGAAGTTTTTAAATATATGGGCGTTCCAGAAGCCGAAGATATGGACTTCGAAGACTTTAAAGAAGCTATCGGTACATTCAATTCAGCTAAAGCGCCCGAAGGTATCTTATTAAAGCGTTTTGAAGAAAACGGCTACATTTACGAAGCCTACGACACCGAATTTAAGCTAACTGCCAAAGACACCAAACACATTGAAAAGATTCTAGCGCACAAACACAAAGGGTTTATTTCCGAAGCATTGGCGGTAATCTTTAAAAGAACGGACTTAAGCAAAACAGAACACTACACCGACGCGCACATCAAATTCAAAGCGGCAATCATTCGCCAAATGCCCGCCGAAGTTGCCGTGCCTTATCTTGTAGCCATTGCCGACACCATTAACAAACAAGTTCAAAGCTTAAATGAAAGTTCCGAAGGGGTGGCATGAGGTCAAGTTGTACCAATTTAAAGAACTTCGGGAACTCAAAGACTCGGAGGGTTTTTTTAACACGCAACTAGAAACGCTTGCAATCCTTTTAGACGTACCTAGCGAAGACCTAGAAGAACTTTCGCTAGAAGAAATAGGCGCACTATTTAAGTCGGCTAAATGGGTGCTTAGTGAACCTAAGAAATCTCATGCACACGAAGTAATAATAGACGGCGACACGTACATTTTAAAGCCGTTCAAGAAGCTTACACTTGACGAGTTTATAGACCTTAATTATTTTCTAGCAAACGACTACTTAAAGCATATTTCGCACATTGTTTCCGTGTTTTACAGGCGTATCAATACCGATAGTTGGGGTAATATTGAATTTGAACCCTACGTTTTTAATCCGTTCGACGTTTACGACAAGTTCGACGACCTAAATATTACGCAAGTTTACGGGCTTATTCCCGAGTTCCTAAAATGGCGCGACGACTTTCTAAAGAAATACGAAAACCTATTTAACGAAGACGACGAAGACGACGACGAACCGCTAGACGTTAAGGAATTTGACAGCTTAGAAGAATACAAGGGCGCACTTGAAGCCCAGGAACAAGCTAAGAAGTCTAAGAAATGGGGGTGGGAAAGTCTTTTATTTGACCTTTGCGAAGGTGACCTAACAAAAATAAAGGCAGTCGGTGAACTGCCCTTAATCTTCGTTTTTAATATGTTGTCAATGCGTAAGGAAATGGGCTACTTAGAAACCCCTAAATTTTAACGGCGCGCTAAATTCCCCGCCAATAGGTGCAAAGGTGTAAATAAGGCTTTTCTTTTCGCCGAGAATCCTGGCTACTTGTAAGATTGGGTAACGCTTAGCCATCCATTCCGTGTATTGTTGGTAAATTTCGGCGGTTGTACCCTCAGCGTTTAGGCGTGCGGTAAGCTTAGCGCAAAGGTCAAAGGGTAACATGTTTATAGTTCCGTTGTTCAAGAACCCGAAATAGTACATTGCTACTATCTCAATTTCTAATTCACCCAACGCGGGTATTTTAGCGTTTATACGTATTGAGTCGTAAAGCGCTTCGGTATCAATTAAGTTTTCTTCGGCAATGATACGGCGCAAAGTCTTAGCAATCTTGTTACGTGTTTTATAAAGTACGTTAAACGTTCCGTTATTCTTGTAAGCCATGTTAATCTATTTTGTCGTAGAATTCACGAGTCGTGAAATCAAAGTAAGGGTTGTCCATTTCTTTGGTTCTTAATTCAGTTACGGCAACTTGTCCCGTTTCTACTGAGTCGTCAAACTTCGCAAATAATTCTTTACCCGTCGTTTCTTCTAAGATAGTGTAAATCATTTCTAAATGTTTTTGATTTCAACAGCTTCAAGACGCACGTCGTCAGTTGCCGCGGTAAGCTGAACTGACAAATAAAAGTAGTTGTCTATCGTAACATCAATTGCTTGTGATGACATTAGTGAAGTAGAGGTTGTTGTGTCAAATGTTAAAGGCGTGTTATTGTTTACCCCTCGCACGTTGCCGCCGCTTATAATCATCTCACGGCTCATCTTAGCGTAAACGTTAGAAGCCGCAGGATTAAGACGGGCAATCATTCCCGTTGCGCCGCTTGGCATGGTTGCTGAAGTGCTTATCTTGGCCCTCAATGATACAAGTGTTGTGGCGGTTGTACGGCTGAACACTGCAAAGAACGCGAGCTTGTCCGTTGCGCTAAATGTGTTGGCAGGGATAAGCAGTTGAAATACTTGAACTTCGGACGTTGTACCCGTTACGTTTGAACCTTGCGCAAATGTGCGTTGTAAGTAACCAACGTTGCCCGTACCCAGTAATGATTGACCGAATACGCTTTTAATACTTTGAACGGGTATTGAGTCTATAAGTTCTTGACCCGTAATTGATCGCGTGACATAGCTGCCGCCGTCTAAAGTGCTTACTTCGATTAAATCAGTAGCATCAATAGCCGCCCCCTTAGGGGTCATTTCACTTATTTTTTGCGTTATATTCATGCCGACAAAACTAATTCTAACCCGCTACCTTGTGGAGCAGCCGCTAATAATACACGACTAAAAACTTCGTCGTTTTGTGGGGTGATTCTTAAGCCATTAGCCATATATGGTCCGCTGCAATACTCTTCAAATACGTTGACCTCCACGCCATTTCTAACAACATAGAGCGCGTCAATAATAACACCCTCACCACGAACGATGATTTGGTCGATGCGTCCTTCATATAAGGATTCTGTGAGGTAAAATGTTCCGTTGTTAGCGGCTAGTTCGCCGAGTAGATTTGTGCTCATAACAATATTAAAATTAATTAGGTATTTGTTTAAGTGGCACGGCGCAATCTGTCCAATTGTTTACGGCGTAAGTTGCTGTCATTACCCAACCCGCGGCGTAGTCTAATAGGTCGTTATTCAAAGGCTCAAAGCTAGGCGTGTCGACTAAATCAAAAGCGTAATTGTCCGAGTTTATGAAGTACGTGTAAAGGTCGTACAATATTTGTTGGCAGTCGGACAAAATTACGTTTATGTTTGCGCGGTCTTTTTGGATAATGTCGAAACAATAGATTTCTAGTACAAAGTCGTTCGTGTTTTCGGTAGCTAAAGCGGTTACAGGAACTATGTAAACAATCGGATATTTCTCGTCTTTAGTGGCGAAGTTAAACATTTGTTCTTTGAAGTCCGACCCTACCTTTTTAACTTGAATATGGTTGTCGTAAAACGTTGTTATTTCGTTTATAAGTGCTTGGTAACTTGTCATAATTCCGAACC